TCTGAGGTACAGGTTCTCTCTTAGTTTTAGCTGATGTTCTTCTGGAGCACCTTGGGTCTGTTCCACCTAGTCTTCTCCTTTGCCCCCTTTGATAACAGAGAGAGAATACCCAGAGATATCTGCCAGTCTCTTTATGTCATCGTCTACGTTTGGGGTGAATGCTTCGTCTACTCCTTGGAAGGTGGTGTTCTGTTTGATCTCTTTCTTGTCAATGAACATGCCTAGGTGCTTGCCCATGTTCTCCAGAGAGCGGTTGGCATTGGTGTAGTCCTCTGCCTCTGTGGCACGCATATAGGTCTGGTACATTTTGTCTAGGACCTTCTGTGCACTCCAAGAAACTTTCTCTACTACGTCCTCTCTGAGCATTTCTATGTAGGCTCTGAGCTTGGGATTGGAGAGGTACTGCTGCGCCCTGCGCCCTGTTCTGGTCCGGTCCACTCTCCCGTCCTTGGTATTCACCGGGGCATACCCTGCCTCTACCAGTGCATGAATAGGATCATTGGTTTCTATGTAGACCTCTGCAAACTTGGTTTGTTTCTTGGTCAAGTTGTAAGCTTCTGACCTAGCATTGGGTCTGGGTTCAGCACCAGACATTACGTCTTCTGTGGTCAATTGATTGTACCCCTTTTAAAGAAAGACAGGAAGAGATATTTTTTATTATAATTTATAAAGAGGGGTCTTGCAAGATTTTTGTTTTCATGTTACGCTGTGCAAAGGCACCCAAGAGAACTCTTATGTGTTATTATGTATTAGTAAGAAGAATATTAAAAAGAAAGATATTATGTGTTATTAGGAGTAGCACTAGTGTTATTCTTTTGTAGTACCCCCGCCAAATACCCCCGCCTTTTGATTTTTCCAATTTTGTAAAATTTGCTCCGCTAGTGGGGGTACCAATATATATATAACGTTACACTCAGAACTGGGGTACCCCCGGGGTAGCTTCCCTGCATATAACTAAACGAGCGACGAGCGAGTTACATTAGGCCTCGCAGAGAAAAATTCCCAGCCAGTCGATCTTGACCAGCTGGGAACACAACAAGAATATTTCTAGCCCATTAAGCGAACATCTTTAAAGGGCTGGTTGGCCAATTGGTTGGCAACCATGCGACTGCATGCGAGGATGGCCTCCTCGTGAACAATAAGCTGGTTCAATCTGGCGTGACTCTTGGCCTTGAACGCGCCCACATTTTTCAACATGGAAGACTTGAGTTGGTCGGCCCAGCTGTCAGGATAGTTCGGGCGACCGCCGAAAGATTTGCCCTTGCGCTCCAGATACTTAGCAAGCGTAACACTGGACCACACTTTACTGTCCAGCCCAATGGACCGGAAGAACGGGACCGCATCAATGGTGGTCCGTCCGTCCTCATAGTGCGGCAAGCTCATCGTCGCATTCTCATGGCCCATCTGGTAGCGTCCCAGTGTTGGATCAGTAGCTGACTTAGCCATCCAAGCGTCCGACTTGGCAATGGACGGCAGGAAATCACGCGACTGACTCATGTAGTACATATGCGGGCTATTGGAGAATGGAAGCTCAAACAGAGCGGCGAGAAACAGCTCAAAAGGAACTGCGTCAGCTAACGGCTGTAAGGAACGTGCCATCCCGGGCAATAGAGAAACGCCAGTCAAGTCAGTGTTCCCATCCCACTTCCGTGAAATCTCCACTGGAACGTGCATGACCTGCTCTTCACCCTTGAACTTGCGCCCACTGGCGATGGCATCATGCGTCCGCTTGCCAATGTAGTCTGTTGGAATGGAAAGAACTTCAGTGGTATCGCCGTCAATTGAAACTAAATTGTACATCTTAACTTTTCCTACTTTGTTTTCCGACTCCAAATGAGCCAGTACCAGTATCCTACTCCCATATCAAAACTATGTAAAGCCCCTTTATAAACTTTTTTAGTTTGCAAACTAGTTTGGCATGTGCTAGGTCTTGTGGTTTGCGGCGGGTTCAGCTAGGTGTTCCCGTTCTGTTCTTTTGCCTGAATGGCATTGGGGAGACGGGCCGGTGGACGTAGACGTAGACGTAGAAGCAGTAGGCCAGCAAGCTAGTGGACGTAGACGTAGACGTAGACAGAACAAGGGGAAGGCTTACTCGGTGGAGGACACAAGAGGGGATGGTAGGGAAATACCTTATAAATCAAGGGATTATAAACTAAATAAACTAATTTGTATTTTATTTGTTTTTACTCTTTACTTTCTTTATGCGGTATGCCATATTCTAACTTACCTTAAACAATCAATAGGTCTAGCCTGATGGCTCAATATAAAACTAATGCCAGTGTGCGCCGTTTCCTCTATCTTCAACAGGGCCAAGCCCATCCACAATGGGAGGATTATTGTTCCCATGTTTGGAAGCTTGTCTATCTGCATAAGGATGTACCACTCTTTAGAGATTGGCTTGCAAGCAATACACCTATGTCACACGCTGACTTTTCCACGCTCACTGACATGGGAGTTATATAAATCATGTCTAAGTATAATCTTATAGGCGTCGGAACCAATGCCAAAACTGTCAAGGGTGACGGTTCGGAATATATCACGGGTATACTCTACCTTATTCCAGAAATAAAACTATGCCCCTTCTCTATCATTGCGGGTTGCCATGAACCTTGCCTAGTATCTGCAGGGCGGGGTGCGTTTAATAGTGTTAAACAGGCAAGGCAACGCAAAACCCAATTGCTATTATCTGATCCCGATGAATTTAGGCGGATGCTACGTGAGGACTTGGCTAAGTTCGCGGCCTATTGCAAGCGGAAAGGCGTGCAACCTGTCATTAGATTAAATGGCACCAGTGATAAAAACTGGTTTGATATTGTTCGGGAGTTTCCCGCTATTCAATTTTATGATTACACCAAGGTATACAACAGGGTGGCAAAAGATATTCCCGATAACTATCACCTTACCTTGTCCTACTCTGAGGCCAACCCAGACTATGCCAGCAAGGTCAAGGCTTTTGCTGACAAGTACCAAGCCAATCTGGCCGTGGTGTTTAGAGATAAAAACAACATACCAGAAACATTCTTAGGCCGTCCCGTGATAAACGGGGATGCTGATGACCTACGATTTCTGGACCCTCAAGGGGTGGTGGTTGCACTCTATGCCAAGGGCAAAGCCAAGAAGGATACAAGTGGTTTTGTAATTGGTTAATTAAACACTTGACAGGGGGAAACACTCTAGACTATATTCCCCCTGTTACTAACATTCAACAAGGGATTAAGACCGTGGAAAAAGAACATACGATAACAGTTTACCGTACTATTCAACAGTCAGTTGAGGTGACAGTGGATAGCTACAGGAAGCTAGACGATAAAGAAGTAAAATGGCTTCTTGTAAAAGCAGAGGATGAAGCTGCCGAGGTCTCTGATTACGATTGGAAGACCGAGGCAGTTGATCAGATGTTTGCACTTGACAACATAACAAGGGATGAAGACCATGGTTAAAGGAATGTATTCTAACCAAACGATTGTAACTGACATACATTTTGAGATAGCCGAGAAGCTACGCGCTGCGCTGGCCCCGGCTATCGCTGAACTGTACGTAAACCCAGATGACGTTGATGCTGAAAGTTGGGCAGTCAATCTTATTGACGATGCTTTTGATACCATCTATGACCTAGCCATGGACGTTGAAAGCAACTATGATCAGAAGTATAATGGGCGGGAGGACTAGAGATATGGCCAAGCGCCAAGTAATCCACGTAAACCAGCACATAATTAAACGCAACAAGAAAACAGGAGAGCGCACACCTCCCCTAACTATGAAGAGCTACACCAAAAACGTCAAGGCCACTACGATAGTCATTGATGGGATGGCAAGGGTGGTCTATAGTCCTGATAAGCCGCTCCCTTGTGGTGCGGTGGTTTGGATAGAGACAGATGATAACGCTATTGTAGAGGTGCAATAAAATGGAAATGCTAAACTTACAAGACTTTTTTATTCAACAAGTAGAAGACAGGGCCAAGGCCATGCGTAAACGTGACCGCAAAAGACTAGACAAGATAGAGCGGGGTACACCTGCGCGTAATCCCAT